ACGCGGCGTACATAACCGAACCACAAACCACGTTCCCGTCGGCGTCAACGAATTCGCCGGTGTCGTAAACTTTGGCGCGGACCAAAAAAGAAAATGTGCGAACGACGATTTCGTCTGAAATCGCTTCACGGCTGGCCAATTGGTTGGCGCGCGTCCAACCGACAACGGTTCCGCAATCAATGTCGCGTTCGGCTTTGAAATCCAATGCGCGTTGCGCGTTGTCCGATGCCGATTGTGGGTAGTCGTTGTAAGGCATTATTCGTACAAATTTTGTGTGGCGTCGTCGGTGGCGACGTTGGCCATGTTCAACGGTGTGACGTAAATGTCGCCGCCTTCAATCGGGTTCATGTTTTCCATGTCGCGAACGTCATTCGCCGACAACCAACCCCATTGGCGACCAACGGCATAGGCGGTGTATCGCGATTGAATGTTTCCGCGCAACAAACCTTCCAGGTTGAAACGGACGTAAAATTCGCCGCGTTCGTCCTGGCGGAACAATTTCCGATTCATTTCGGATTCATACGCTTTGACCATCGGACGGACGGTGTCGCGCACAAATGAAATGCCTTGTTCTTCGATGTTGGCGCGGGACGATGAATTGTCCATTTCGCCCAACATGAACAAAGGAACGCGGAAAAAACGTGCGATGTCGGCGATTTGAAATTTGCGTGATTCCAAAAATTGTGCATCGTTCGGCGGGATTCCAATCCGTTCGTATTTCATCCCTTCTTCCAAAACGGCGGTTCCGTGTGAATTTTCCAATCCACCTTGCGCCGAATCCCATGAACGCTTCAAACGTTCGGCGGCATCTTTGGTCAACGTGCCGGGGTGAATCAAAACGCCACCCAAATTCGCACCGTTGCCGAAAAATTGTGCGCCGAATGTTTGCGCGGCCAATCCCATTCCGATCGCTTCACGCGCGGCGGTCAATGTGGATTTTCCAACCAGGCCATCAAGGGTCAAACCCATGATGTGCATCATGTGTTGATCATCGACGGCACTTTCGTTGTTGTCAACGATGTAGTATTTTTCGCCGTCAACAATTTTGATTTTGACGCGCTTTGGATGAATCGCGATAAATTCAATTGGGCGTCCGGCTTCGTTGCGTTTGATTTGTGCAAATGCATTGCCGTACAGTTGGCGACACGCTTCCAAATACGACCAAAACGTGAATTCGTTTTGAAAATTATTTGGAAAGTTAATAACAAAAGAAACGGGGTGGTTTGGCGCAATGAATTTTCCTTCGCTCGTTTGTTGGTAGACGTGCAACGGTAACGATGCAAAAGTTTCGGACAAAATCCGAATTGATGCCCAAACGGCGGAAAATTGCAACGATGTATCTTCGGTGACGGACGCGCCGGATTTGCTTCGGAACATCAAATCGTAAAGCCAGGACGCCGGGCGGGTTAACGACGACGAAACAGTTGACGAACGAACCAAATTCAACGGGTTAAACCGCTGAATTAAATTTTGTTTTTGCTCGGCCATGAAACAAATTTCCGAATTGTTTGGCGAACAAAACGGAATTTAGTTTCATTTGTTCATTCCGACCTTGTGGGGTTGGTGGTGATGGGTGTGTTGGGGGGTTTGGATGGAAAGGTATGGAACCCCCCATAGGGGGGTCCATCCATCCCAACACCCACACCCACACCGACAACCACACACCCAAACACATCAACGCATTTTTTGCGCCCGTCGCACCGCGACAACCAGGTGGACGGCGTAGCCAATCAAATCCATCAACGTATCTTCGGTGTGGTCCGACAATCCAACCCGGCGGATTCGTCCCAATTTGTCGTCCATCCTGGCGCAAATACCGTCGGCAACATTGCCACGGTGAAACGTTGAAATCGGGTTTTGCAATGAATCACCGTAGGCCAAATTCTTCGATTCCAAAACCGACCGCAATTCCGACAAAACGGCGTCGATGTCTTTCATTGTTTTTTCGTGGTTTTTTGTACTATTTTCGGCGTTCATTTTATGCGACTTTTTAGGTTGTTTTTGAAATGTTTTTTGATGTAAGTTCGGAACGAATCATAAGACGAAAAACGACGCCTTTCGTATTGGATTTCGTGCAATTCTTCAGCAAATTCGTACGCGTCGCGGTAATTTTTGCCCTCACGGATGAATTCAATGAATACACCCCAAAACGACAACGCCGTCGCCATTTGTGGTCTGAATGTTTTGTTTAAGTTGACCGACATAACTTGTTGATTACAAAATGAATATATCGCGGTCATTGTACACCGATTCTCCCGATGGGTTTTCCCTGGACATCATGTACGAACCCATCGCCATCGCCAATGCGACCATTCCGTCGATTTTGTCGGATGATTTGGATTTGTCGAATTTGATGTTGTCGGACGGGTCGCGTTTGGCCTGGACATTTGACGCCATCCAACGCAACACCGGATGTCCGGCGTGGTTCAATTTGCCCGACCGAACAACGATTTCCAAATTCTTAATTGGCGCCGACATGGACGCGAACCCCTGGCCGAACGGCAAACATTCCAATCCGGCATCAACAAGGTCCGGAATGATCGTTGATGAATTCCAACGGTCAAACGCGATTTGTTTGATTTTGTGTTGGTCGGCCAATTTAACTATATCGTTGAATAAAACGCGGTAATCGGTTGAATTTCCGTTTGTTGCCTTCAAATTTCCATTCTTCACAAACGCCGAATAATCGGCGCCCGTTCGACCGCGGCGTTTTTCCACGGCTGAATCCGTCACCCAAAAAAACGGCAACACAACAAACGAATCGTCCGGCATTGGGAACAACAACACCAACGCGGTGATGTCCTCGGTGGCGGCCAAATCCAACCCGGCGAAACATTCGCGTCCGGCCAAATCGGGCAACGCATCAACGCCCGACATCCAATCGTCGTCGGACAACCATTTTTCTTCCGATGACGTCCATTGATTCAAATGCAAACGGCGGAACGTGTTTTCGTATGTCGTCAACGCCCGTGCCTTTGCCGCTTGTTGCGTCATGTAGTCCGTTTTGATGGTGACGCCCAATCCAGGGTTTGCCGCCGCCCACGTTTTCGGGTCAAAAATGTCGGCGTCGGTTGGCGCTTCGTAAATAATCGACAAAAACGTTTCGTCATCAATCACGCCGTCGCGCACCTTCAACGCGTAATCATAAACTTCGTAGCAAATGGATTGTTTGTCATGTCCAGCGGTTGTGATCGCCAAAACCAATGGTTGACGTCGGGCGCCGATGGACGTGTTCAAAACGTCCCACAATTCACGGTTTGGCTGCGAATGTAATTCGTCGAATAAAATAGCCGAACAGTTGAACCCGTGTTTGGTGTCGGCGTCCGCTGAAATCGCTTGGATGAATGACGCGTCACGTTTCAACACAATCGAATTCCGGTACACGTTGCAACGCTTCGACATTTCGGGCGAATTCAAAATCATTTGCTTTTGAATTTCGTGAATGATCGCCGCTTGGCCGCGGTCGGCGGCGGCCGTCACAACCTCGGCGCCGGGTTCGCCTTCGCCGAACAATAGGTACAAACCAATCGCCGCCACCAAATTTGATTTCCCGTTTTTGCGCGGCAACATCAAAAACGCCGTGCGGTACTTCCGAATCCCGTTTTCGTCAACCATCCCGAACAACGGACGGATGATGTCGTCCTTTTGCCAATCTTCCAGGATGAACGGTTGTTTGGCCAATTCGCCTTTGACGTGCGTACATTGGGATTCAATGAACCGAATGACGCGTTCGGCTTTGGTGGCGTCGTATTGGTATTTCATGCGAATAAATCGTCAACGTCTTGAATTTCATCCTTTTTGCCTAATTTGGCGCGTGACGATGGGGTCAACCCGAATTCGCCGATGATTTTCTTCATCCGATCCCATGCGTTTTGGTACATTGCCACTTCCGGGCGCGGGCGAATCATCACTTGTCCGGCTTCCGTGATGGTTTCATACGTCGCGCCCAACCGACGAACCACGTCGCGTGACGCGGTGTAATCTTCCCACGCGTCCGCCAACATTTGCAATGCGTAACCATCGAGTTCGGACAACACGCCCAACCGTCCCAATTGAACCGAAAGGTGTTGGAACGTTTGTGTTGCCACGTCGCCCGACACAAACGGCATCGTCGGCAATCCCTCGGCGACTTCCAATCGATCGGCGTGGCGGTGTTTTTTGAACGTTCCGTTGGCTTTGATCAATTTGGTTGGTTTTGGTGGTCTTCCGCCTGGCATATTTTGCAAATTTATTGATTTTCAAACGATTGAATGAATGGACTTTCGGCCCCCCGGTTTCGTCCATGTGGTCGCAAGA